ACCCTGCCTCCCTCGCTCAGGCCACCCCCACACGAGGGGTCTCCTCCAGAAAATAAAAAAAAATTCACAGCACCAGGCGGCCTTACTGAATGCCCGCTGAATGGGAATGCCTACTTTTGACGTGGGTCGGGTGGGTCTTAAAGGGCGTCACCATAGGTGACACGGTTTCTGTTGGGACTCCGTGTCGCTTGATGTGGGTTAGCAACGCACTATGATAAATTACACTCCTCGGGGGCGGACCATGATCTACGAACGGCAAGGAGCCCGTTATGAGAACACGATCAAAAGTACTCACTGTCAGAGAGGCCGCGGAACTGTTGCGATTCAGCGAGTACCAGATTCGTTGCTTATTGCGGTCCGGCAAGCTACCGGGTTTCCGATTCGGGCGGCGATGGCGCATCGACGGCGACCGCGTCTACCAGATGATAAGCGGATCGGATCAACCGACCCGGGACCCTGAGCAACGTGGCCTTGGTCCTGAATCAAACTGAGATCGCAAATCGCTGGGGACTACCCGAGATGTTCTGGATGAGGTGTGTGCGCAGAACCCCCTTACGGGGGGGTCGTTCTCTTTCCGCTTTATCATGCCAGCCTTCGGTCTTGGACCGCTGACTGCCCGGCGCCGTTTTACGTTGTCCTTGAACATTCCCGCTGTTTAGCGGGGATTACCGTTATCGCGCTCGGGCGGCGGTTGGAGTCCGCTTCGGCTTAGAGTTTTGATAACCCAGGTTACTCGCGACAGCTGCTGCTCGGATGCGCGGCAATCGCCCCCGGCCGAGGGGGTGCTCCAAGTTGTGGGGTCCTGGGGATGCGCAAAAAACCACCCGCCCGGTTCCTGCCAGGGCGATTAGGCGGGTGGTTTTGTTCTGAGACGAGTTTTGGTTCCTGGCAGAAACCATGTCCACATTATGGGCCGATCTTCCACGGCTTGTCAAGCCCTTGCCCAAAGATTTTCCACGTGCTCGACGGTTGAGGATCGGAAGGTGCCGGGTCTGTTCTCTCGTCGGATGCGATTTTCGCTCATTTCGGCGGTTCGGGTGCCTCTTTCGATGGTGCGATCTCCTTCATTCGCTGATCGTGGATCGCGACCACTAGGACCTCGAATGCTCGACGCACGGGGGCGATGGACTCGAGGACGCCGGTACCTTGAGCGGCGTTATTGAAGTCTATTGCGGCTTGCAGCAGGGGCGAGTAGGTGTGATCGGCCATTTTGGGGATATCCAGGTGGGGGGTAGGGTTATTCGGCCTCTTCGGCGTCGCTCATGTCGATCATGCGATCTTCGAGTGTTCTCACCGCCAAGTTCGCCAGGCCGTATGCGTGTGTTATGAATCCGCCGTACTGCACGAGCGATTGTCCGTGCCGGCCGTCCTTCGTCGGGCGGACCAGGACGATAACCGAACAGTCGTGCCGCACCCGCAGCTCGTCGATCAGCTCCTGCGTCGTAGCGGTGTCGAGGTCCGTCATGCGTCAGCACTCCGCTTGCTTCATTACTTCACGAAGATGCCAGGCTTGCCCAGTGCACGACGGCGAGCCCCCAACACGAGCCCCAAGACGGACAGGCCGAAGACGAGGAACCCGACGGGTGCGGAGGACCAGCTGCCGATAGCGAGGCAGATTGAGCCGATTCCCAGGACTTTGAGGATTTCGACAAAAATTGTCATTGAAGATACTCCTTTCGTGTGTGATAGTACCGTGCTGGAGGCGTGGAACATCATGTCCTGATCTCAATCGAGATGAGTCATGCCGGTTATTTTATCCCTGGAATGCCATCTGCTCGTTACTCATTTTCCTATTCCTCTAAAAATGTCGGGAACGGCTCCTCTCGCGGGCCGGCCGAAATCCATCGCAGCGACTGTTTCCTGGGGCATTCCTGCTCGAGGACATAGAAGTTCCAGGCTTTAATGCAGCAGGCGAGGAACCCGAAGCTGTCCATGCAGATGCCGCTACGCCCTTTTCGCTTTCGCCGCTCGTCGATTGCTATCTCGCGCAGGACGTAACGGGGGTCTCGCTTCTTCATGTCGGAACCTTCCCCGATGCCGCGGATGAACTCGTCGACGAAATCCTGATCGAGCTCTTCCTTGCACTTGAATGGACCCATGTGATGGCAGAACGCGATCGCACAGACCGAGCAGATTTTGGAGACTCCGTGGGACTTCGTCGCTGAATACCTCAGTCCGCCGTGCTTTTTCAGCATGCCCAAGTATTCCTCGTTGCTTCCGGATCGTTTGCCGCGGTGCGACCGCATGTAGCCGCCCTGGTAGTCGAACACCATCCTCAAGCACGCGGAGAGAATGTGGGCGTTCTTCTCCCCCCTGTAGTTCAACAGCTGCTGGAGCGTCCGGGGCTGATGAGTGTCGATCTCCTCGATGTAACGGATGCCGTAAACGAATATGACCGGGATGGACTGCTTGGCGATGATGACGGCGTGGCATCGGTGCTGCCCGTTAATCATCACCCCCTCCGGGTCGATCCCTATCGTGTTGCCGTTGTCCCGCCATCGCCCGGACTTGATGGCGGCGACGTACTGCGCGATCCGGTTCTTGGACAACGGCCTGTAATTGGGTTTTCTCCCCAGCGACGCAAGAAGCTCCGTCGCAGTCTTGACCGTCAACATTGAGACTTCGGCTCTGATCCGTGGCATTCCGTTTCCTTTCATATGAGGGTGAACATTCTTCACCCGAACTCTTCGGGTGCGATTATCTTCACGAAGCCGTACCTTTTTATTTATTCGCCTCCCACATCGTGCATCCGAACACCTTCGGCTGGCGTATCGCCAGGTAGCCGTGCCCCGCCGCGGACATGCCGGCCGCGTACGTGCCCTTGCGGTTCGGCTCGTGCCCGACCGAGTGCATCAGGGCGCACGTGAACTCCTCGTCGTTGGAGACGTCCTGGATCAGGTGCGCGCAGTACCGGCACTTGCGCTCGCGGATGCCGCGCTTGAGGTTTGCAAGAGCTTCCTCGGTCGTCAGGCCGGGAATCTTGTCAGCAGACGTCACCATGTGGACCCAGTCGGGCATGACATTGCTCCACTTGTTTGCGAATCAGTTTGAGGGTGCATGCGGGACAGACATCGGGCTTCTCGATCTCCTCGCGTCGAGTAATCTTCTTGGCAAGGTCGGGGAACTCCAGATATGCGTTTTGCAGCTGGTAGACGAACTGCACCTTCCTGCCATCGTTCAGCTGCGCGTCGACGTGGATCCAGGACGTGAATGGCCCCACCTTGCTGCCGCAGACGTCGCATCTGGTTATGTGGATCTTGCTCATCCCTGCGGTTTCCATTTGAGAACAAACTGGTCGAAGTGCTTGAGCATCAGTTTGACCATGCAGTTTCGACAGATGTCCGGGCTCGTCGGGATGCGCTTTATATTCTCTTTCGTCTCATTGATCGGCCTCATTAACGTCACCGTTATCCCGATCTCGACTTACAGATCCTGATAAACGTCATAGATAACCATCGCCTCTGCCCAGGCCGAGGACTTCGGAGAAATGTCGCGGTCGCAAAAATCGCAGGTCATCTCCGTATGGGTGGTTACGGTTTTCAAAACGAGCTACTTTCAGTAAGGGTAATTGCGGTCTCCCGACAACGCGACGGAATTAAACTTCGTGCCCCGGTCGTCGAACGTCGCCTTGACTATCCCTGGCATCCCGTTGCGGTGCTTGGCGACATTAAGCTCCGCTTCCCCGGTTTTGACGTGTTCCGGATCGCTGTGTTTCGCGACATCCTCGCGGTGTAAGAGGATGACGATGTCCGCGTCCTGCTCGATCGTCCCCGACTCGCGAAGGTCGCTGATCCGCGGCCGGTGATCGGTGCGAGATTCGGGTTGACGGTTGAGCTGGGCCAAGCACAATACCGGCACGTTCAATTCCTTCGCCATGTTCTTGATCCCCTTGGAACATGCGACGACCTGCTCGCGGATGCTTTCTCCAGGAGCTTCGAGCAGCGTCAGGTAATCGACACAGATCAGCTTCACCTTGTACATCTGGGCGAAGCGGCGAGCCTTGGCCCGCAGCTGCACCAGGCGAAGGTCGGTAGTGCAATCGAGGTAGAAGGGAAGCTCCGTCGCGCGTCCGCAGGCGGACGCGAGGTCGATGTACTCTTCGGCAACGAGATCGTTGCGGCGCATCTTCATCCCGTCGACACCCGAGAGCATGCTCAAGATGCGCATGCCGATCTCCATGCGGGCCATCTCCATCGAGAACATCACGACCGGCAAGTTCTGCGACTCGGCGATGTGCAGGGAGATCTGGAGGCCCAAGGCGGTCTTGCCTACCGACGGCCTGGCCGCGATGACGATCATCTCGCCCGGACACATCCCGCCGATCTGTCGATCCAAATCGGGCAGGCCGGTCGGGAGCCCGACGGGCCCCTCACGCGCCTCCAGCTCGTCGTACGCCTCCTTCAGGGTCGCCCCCAAGCCGATCGCGGCTCGCGGTATCGTCGCGTCCGAGATCGCGAGGATGTCGCTCTCGACCGTGTCGAGGATCTCCGCGGTCGGCCGGCTGTCGGGCCGGGACAAGGTCTCCGTCGCCTCCACGACAACCTCCAGGGCCCGGCGACGCAAACCCTTGTCGGCAACGATCCGGGCGTAGGCCGGCGCGCCGAGGGCGTGCGGAACGGATTCGCCCAGCTCGATCAGCTTCGACACCCCTCCGACCTGCTCCAGCAACCCCTTCGCCCGCAGAGCGTCGGCCAGCGTGACCGCGTCGATCGTCGCGCCGTTGTTGTTCCACAGCTCCTCGAGGACGGTGTACAGGACCCCGTGATTCGGTACGGAGAAATCGTCAGGGCCCGAGAGAATCTGCACGGCCTCCCCGATCATCTGCTGGTCCATGATGAGCGAGCCCAGGAGGGCCATTTCGGCGGGGACGTCGGACGGCGGCCGGTCGAGCGACATGGGCATGGGGTTTATCCGAAGTTGGCGGTGTGGAAGTCGGACACGGGCAACAGAATCTCGTCGTTGTCGTCGTACAGACCACGCTTATTGTGTTTGACGTGCTGGGGCAGAGGCTTGGGGCCGGCCTGGAGGATGATCCCGTCGTTCACCAGGCGGCAGAGACCTCGGGGGGTGAGGGGGTATTTCGAGTGCTCCTCCATCCTGGCCTTGATGACGGCGCCTGCCCTGTCGACCTTCGGGTCCTCCCGGGCAGCATGGAAGATTCCCAGGAGGTTATGGATCGGACAGGATCTCAGAGCCTGGCGATGGGATTTCGGCACATCCATTCGATCGAACAAGCCTCCACCAGACCCCCCTTGTGGGGTAGGGGGGGTCTTCTTCTCTTCTCTCCTCTCCTCTCCTCTGTCGTCACGAGCGTCACATTTCGTCACGCTTTCGTCACGAGCGTCACATTTACCCTTTCGACGATCCCGAAAATCCCTCATTCGCTGCGCGCCGGACTTCGCGGTATTTTGCGGTAATTCATTCTCCTCCAACCAGTTAGGGAACCTCAACCCAGTACCATTTTCCGCCACCCACCCTACCTCGGACATAGCCTTGCCGAAGCCCGGAATCTCTGCAATATGGTCCAAAGTTGTGAGTTTTGCTGTCGAAAGGAGCGCGTCATCGCCATCTTCCTTGCCCCTCAAACGCACCGAAGACCACACCCGGTGCAACCCCAAAACGATCCGTGACGTTAGTGACGTTTGCGTTACGTCACCGTGCGTCACTGATTCGTCACTCAGCGTAACACGCAGCTCCTCCCGCATCATCAGAAATTTTGGGTCCCGCTCCAGATCGACTCGAATCTTGATCCAATCGCCGGCCATGTGGCGTCCTTGCCATACCCTGGGCAACAGGTCTCGGGGCCCTGGTCGGTCGGTGAGCACCACGCCGAAATCGGACGTGCCGACTCGGCCAGGGCCTCGAGCGCTGTTTATGTCATTGTGTTATCAACGTGGTGCACACCGCCATCATACCTCGGGCCCTGGGTCTGTCAACTTGCCCAGTACGTTGCTCATGTCGGTCCCCTTCTCTTTCCCGACACGTTTTGTCGGAAATCCGACACGTTTTTGTCGTTCCTGACGAAGTTTATGCGCGATCGTGTCCGATCCGGGTGTTAGCGGCGTTGCTGAAGATAGGGATATGTTGCGACCTGCCTTTCATTCCCCCTGTTCCACTTCGTGCCGATACTGCGATCGCCTCTCTTCGAGATTTTTCGCGTTCTCTAGTGTCGGCCAGAACAGCCTCTGACACTCGTTACTCAAGCACAGCCGGCAGATGTCCGGCCGACCTTTTTCTGGGGCGGCCCACCGGACGTCGATGATAACCTCCCACTCCGCTTCGGCGATCATCGCTTTGGCGCTGAATATCAACTTGGAATCGTTTTTGCCCGTCGGTTCCCCGCAGCGGTCGCAGAATCGGCTCGTGCTCATAAGGAGCCTCCTTTATTTTTCACTTGCGGCCTTAGTTGCGACTTTAACGTCGCAACTGGGGTTTTCTATCAGGGGGAGGGTAGCGGTTCTACGGGCGGGGGCAAATCAGCCCTTGGGCAGCCGCTTGAACAACCAGGATCCGAGCTCATTCTGGAGCTTTTGAGCGCACTCGCCGCAGATGATCGGCCGATAGGCATAGAGCTGGTGCTGGTTGTAGCCCCGGTTTTGGACGGATTCGAGGCGCCACAGGCCCACGAGGTGGGTGGTGCACTTCTTCTGGGCCAGACAGATCTGACACTTCATAAATGCGCCGCCCGGCGTCAACCGGGCGGCACAATCAAGGAGACGTGTCGGTCCCAACAAGGGAACGACACGGATAGTGGTCCTGCTTGACCGGGTAGGGGATCATTCGGGCGGCGGAAGAAGAGATCCGTCGATCATGTCCTGGTAAGAAACGCCCTCGTTGATCGCCCACCGCACCGGGAATACCGCATGGTATCCCCTGCGGATCTGGTGCTGGAAGAAGCGGAGGGCGAAAGTTTTGATGTTCGGCAGCGCCGAGACGTAGTAGCGGCGGTTGTTCTGATCGGTGAATCCCACGTCCACGCGCCTTTTGCTGCCGAGCTCCGCGTTCGGAGCAACCCACTTGAAGAACCCGACGCTCGTGACCAGGATGTTCAGCTTCTCCCAGGCCGACTCCTGCCCCGGCTGCGGAGGAGCCTCGCCGCCGACCTTACCGCTCATGCCGGCGAGCCTCTCGAATGCGTTGACCTGGTGCAGCTCCACACTGTCTTTGTCCTTGCCCGATAGGGCGTCGAAGAACAGCGCGTCGCAGAACGGCGTGAACACGCGAGTGTTCATCCAGAAGTAGCGTAACCACTTATCGGGATCGTTTTGCCGGTATTCCGAGAACTTGGGCGTACCGAACCCGCCGGCGTAGATATTCACGATCGCCCCGGTTTTCTTGACGTACTTGGTCATTTCCTTTTCAAAATTGTCCGTCAACCAGGAGAACGAATTATGCTCCTGGCAGGCGGTGTACCCGTCGAGATCCATATCCGCCAGGACGAGCTGGCCGTTTGGCAGCGTGCTCTTGATCCTGTGGCCGAACGGGTTGTGCAGGTGCGGAGCGAACGGAACGCCGCCATCGTGGAACCATTTCTCGTGATCCGGCCAGACGTGCTCCTTGAGGTGGACCCAGTGCGAATTAGGGCGCATCGCCCTGTCGGTGCTGCCCATCTGCTTCGCGCCAGCCCTGGTGTTGTACATCGCGTGGATCATCGCTCTTGCTCCTGTTCGTGACACTCCTCTAGCGTCATGCGGTGGATGAAGACGGGGGTCGCGTTGCCGACCCAGGCCCCCAAGGTGTTGAACTCGAAGTATTCCACGGCCTCCTCGTAATCATGGATTCCGCTTTCCTGGAGAGACTCTATGCACTTGCCGTAATCGTAGGCGGCGACCCGGAGGCCCCCGAATCTCACGCAGATGCCCAGGAAGGCGTCCTCGTACCCGTCCGCGAGCAGGATGTCGTCGTCTTCTACTATGGTGTCCCTCCGATCACGGTATTCCGCCTGACGACACGCTGAGGAGCAAAAGGAGTGGCCGTGACGAGAGGCGGTGTAAATGCAACCGCAACGCTCGCATAGTTTTTTCTTCTTATCGAGATGGCGACGCTCGTTATGGGCGCGACTGCGGCATTCATCAGAGCAATACCGACTCCGTCCAGGCGGGAGATGGTTCTCGCAGATCGCACATTTTCGCATAATAACCTATTCGTCAGGCATGATGGGCCACTCCATGTCGGTCACTCCACGACCGGGGGCTCGGCGATGACCGGCTTTTGCTTGACACAGCAGAACTCGGGGCCTGTAAAGAGGCGGCGGGGGGATTCGGGGTCGAATCCGATGCCGTCGGCCTTGCCGATCATCAGCGGGGCCAGCATACAGGTCTTCCAGGTGGGCGTGGTCCGTGCAAAATCGGTATCTTCCCAGTAAACGCAGTTGCGACAGGTGCGGGCAACGTGGTGCCGCTCGTGAAGTTCCTTCCCTTTTTCTGTCATACAGGGTATAATATGAGCGTGACTACGGCCGTCAACACGGATGTTGACCAGTCAAAGATCGAGGCCATCAGGCGGAACTACTGGAGGACCTCGCCCGCGATGCTTGCGCGGCATTTCGACCGCAACTATGTCATCACCAAACATATAGAGCTGATTTCCGACCTCCTGGTGGACGCTTCGATCAACAAGGGCGAGCGGATCATGGTGATGACCCCGCCTCGTCACGGCAAGTCCGAGCTGTGCAGCCGCTGGTTCCCGGCCTGGTACCTCTCGCAGTTTCCCGACCACCGCATCATCCTCTGCGCCTACGAGTCGGAGTTCGCCGCCTCCTGGGGCCGAAAGGTTCGCAATTTTCTGATGGAGCACGGCCCGGAGCTCTGCGTCAAACTGAGCCCCGATTCCCTGGCCGCCCACCGCTGGGAAACGACGGAGGGCGGCGGAATGGTCTCTGCCGGCGTCGGCGGCCCCATCACGGGCAAGGGGGCCAACTGTTTCCTGGTCGACGACCCGATCAAATCTACTGCCGAAGCGGACTCGCCTACGATCCGCGACACAATTTGGGAATGGTGGCGAGGGACCGCATATAGCCGTCTTGAACCTGGCGCATCTGTCGTCCTGATTCAGACCCGCTGGCACGAGGACGACCTCGCCGGGCGTCTGATCGACGATATGTCCCGCGGCGGCGACCAGTGGCGCCTGATAAACCTGCCCGCGGAGGCCGAGGAGGGCGACATCCTGGGCCGCAGCGTGGGCGAGCCCCTCTGGCCGGAGCGGTACAACAAGGAGGAGCTGGTCCGAAAGCGCCGGGCGATGGGCTCCCGGTCCTACACGGCCCTATATCAGCAGCGACCCGCCCCGCAGGGCGGCGGGCTCTTCAAGCGGGAGTGGTTCCGATACTACGAATCAGGGCGAGGGCAGGGGGTCGAGACGCCCTACTACGTCCTGCGGCACGCGAAGGATGAGATCCAGCCTCGGCGGGTACTCAAGGAGGATTGCTGGCGCTTCGCTACGGCGGACCTGGCGATGACCGAGAAGACGATGTCCGATTACACGGTGATTCAGGTCTGGGATGTCGTTCGGGATACAAACGACATGATCCTCGTCGACCAGTGGCGGGCCCAGAAGGAGGCCCCCGACGTCGAAGACCAGCTGATGGAGACGATGCGGCGATGGCAGACCCTGTTCATCGGGATCGAGTCGAAGCAGTCGGGAATCGTCGCCATCCAGCGGTTCAAGAAGGACGGACTGACCGTCAAGGAGCTGAAGGCCGACCGCGACAAGATCGCCAGGGCCGTGCCCGCGGAGATCTGGATGGAGAACGGGAAGGTGTGGTTCCCCCTGGACGCGCCCTGGTTGAGCGACCTCGAGAACGAGCTGCTGGTTTTCCCCAACGGTACGAACGACGACCAGGTCGATACGACCGCCTACGCCTGCGCTTTTGCCAATGCCCGCAACCTCTGGAGAAAGAAGCCCATGCCGAAGCTGCCGGCCAACTCGATCGGAAAATTATTGGGGATGGATAAGATATTTGGACCCAAGCCCAAAAAACCGCTATGGTACAAGGACCGATCAGAACGATCGGTCGCATAATTTCCCGGAAAGGACTCCGACATGCCCCGTAAAGCCGGCCCAAATGCCACTACCCGAGCACCAGGAAGACCCCGAAAAGAACCTGAGCCTGTAGAGGAAAAGACGGTCGCCGTCGCCGTCGCCGAACCGCAGGGGTCGGACGAGACCACGGCCGAGGAGGCGGAAAAGTGGGAACCGGAGCAGGAGCCGAAGTCCGGTGACCAGTGGTTTCCGGGCGACAAGATCCCGAGGGGAATGCAGGTCATCCGTCTCGACGACGGCACATCAGAGCTGGCCCTGAAGGCTCCGAGGAGAGCTGGGCTCCCCTTCGACGCCGACCTGACCGAGAAGACGCTCAAGCGGGTGGACGAGGCGTATCGGAGGACGAAACCGACCGAAGAGGTACCCGACAAGCCCGTACCGAGCCGCCTTCTGGTCAACGAGCACTTCTGGGAGATCATCAATTCCACGCGAACCTGGGGCGATGAGCAGATCCCGGTCGTGGTGACCAAGAACCGCGAGAAGCTGTCGGGAGATGGGCCGCAGTTCAAGTTCATCGTGGACGGGACAACCAAATCGGAAATTCCCTATGCCACTGAAGACTGACACCCAGTCCCTGCGGGATCAAGTTCGTCTCGGCATGGAGTTCGCCGGAAAATTTCTCGAGGAGGTCGACACGCTGTCGTCGCGGACGACCGGCCGGTACTACCGATCCGACCGCCAGCCCGACCGCCCTATCACCGAAAACCACTTTTACGAATACCTGGGGGTGATGAAACCCTCGGTCGCGTACGACAACCCGCGTGTCCGGATCCGTGCCGGTAACCCCCTCGTTGCGGACGATGCGGGGATTATGACGATGGGCGACATGGCCCTCGGCATCGAGCTGGGCCTCAACCGGTGGTCGATCGACACGGATCTCTGGTCCACGCTCGACGACCTGGCGACGGACTATTTCTACTGTTGGGCAGTCTCAATGGTGACGATCGCCGACCAGCCCGGGTTCCAGGGTGCCGAGCTGGTCCCGCAGCGGCCCTACATCGTCCGTATCCCGCCACACCACTTCGTGATCGACCCAGCGGCCCTGAGTAACAACCCCCTCCAGTCCAACGGCCCCCGCTTCATGGGGCATATGTGGAAGGCCGACCACGAGGATCTGCTGAAGGACGACGACTATGACTCGAAGATTGTGGCGAAGCTGGCCCTAGACCAGGACCTGGAGAAGTATCATCCCGAACGCAAACACGGAACTGAGATCCCCCCGCGCGGCGAAATCCTCGCCTGGGACGTGTGGGTCCCGGAGCATCAGACCAGCAAACGGCCGGAGTTCAACGGGACGATCTTCACGATCGCCGTCGGCAACACCCCGGACGGTATGACCAAGAAGGCGCAACAGATCCGCGAACCCAGACCCGCGTACTGCGGGCCGTGGGGTCCGTACATCATGCACGGGTATATGAAGGTGAAGGACTCGCCGTTCCCCCTGTCGCCAATGGTTGCCGTCGCCGAGCAGGCCGAAGAGGTCAACGCCCACACGACCGCAGCTGCTGAAGCGGCCCGGGCATACAAGCGATTCGGGTACGGCGAGGCCCAGAACGCCGCGGACGGAGACCGGATCAAGGCCGTCATCAATGGCGAGTTCGTGCTCCTGGACAGCGTCGAGGGGATCGGGCAGATGGAGCTGGGCGGCGCTTCGGATGCCCAGAATGCGTACAGCAACCTCTCCAGGGAGCGTCTCAACCGCGTAAGCGGGCTCTCCGACGCGCTGCGAGGCGAGGTCACAGGGGACGTGACGGCAACGGAATCGAGCATCGCCGACAGCGGCACGAAGATGCGCATCAGCGGAATCAAGGGTGGGTTCCGCAAGTTCGTCGCCCGATCCATGAGGGCCGCGGCCTGGTTCTTCTTCTACGGAGAGGACGTCGTCCAATCGCTGGGTGAGGAGGGCCTCGAGCACGGCCTCGTACAGTTCACCGGCGGCATTCAGCCCGGAATGGAGAACTTCAACTTCTTCGATTTGTCCATGACGGTCGACCCCCTGAGCATCGAGCACACCGACCAGGCGATCCTCCAGAGGCGGATCCAGCTGGCCTACGAGTCGCTGGTGAACAACTCCGGCGCAATGGTCCAGGCCCCGTGGATCAACTGGCGGGAGCCGATCAGGGTCCTGTTCGAGAGCCTGAACATCGGCCAGGCCGATGACTGGGTCGATTTCGACCGCCTCGCCCAGGAGCAGGAGCGGATTGAGCGGATGAAGCAGGTCGAGGAGGCGCAGCTCCCATACCAGAACATGGGTGGCGGAACAGCCGGCGGAACAGCCGGCGGAACAGCCGGCGGACGATTCATACCCGAAATCCGCCTTGGCGCGGACAGGGAAGGAATTCCGGGTAGTTTGACGGGCCGAGCCCAAGTCGCCCTTGCCGGTGAGATCGGAAACGAGGCCGGAGCTGGCAGCCGAGGATATTGACATGCGGGCAATACTCGCGATCCTGGCGTTGACGCTTATCTCAGGCGGTCCCGAGTGGCCCGAGCAGAAAAAGCCGTCAGCTCCAGTCAACATCAACATCAATACGGCGCAACCGGCTCCTCCACCTTCGGCCGCGGCCATACCAGCGACCCCTGAACCCACGGACTGGGTAGACGTCACATGGAAGTCGGCGGCAGGGGTCGCCGTGGCCGCGGTCGTTGTCGCCCTCGCGGGCAAGAACAAGAAGAAGAAAAAGAATGGGTGACAACGGCGAAAACCTGTTCTGGTGGGAGGAAAAGACCTGGTCCAGCTCCAAGGGGGCCAAGATCATCGAACGGATCTCGGCAGGCCAGGTGCCGGATAACTTCCCCCGATTCGTCTCGGTTGCTTCGATAACGATGAAACCGCCGGGTATGGAGAAGCAGGTGGTCAACGTCGTCTTTGATATCGAGGCCGAGCACATCGCCGAGGCGATGCGGAAATTCGATACCGTCGTCAAGGATCGGGAGGGCGAGCTGCGGCAGATGGCCGTCGAGGCGCTCCAGAAGAAGCTCAACGAGACCCACCGCCAGATCCTCGTTCCCCGCACAGGACAGAAATGATGCCCGTCATCAAGCTCAAAAACGAGCAATCGGTGTCCATGAAAGACGGCCCGACCGTCACCCTGATGCGGGCCGAACGGGGGCAGGCGACTGTGTTCGTCCAGAGCGATTCGGACATCGACCTCGTCGACCCGAAGCATGGAATTACGAAGACTTGGCGCTTCCGCCCCCTTGACGCGGGGGGGGAACAGGTCGTAGACTGATAGCAGACAAGGCGTTCGCCACCGCAGGCGACCATTTCGGACCCCGCCGACACGCACTAGGACGTGCCGGCATGATTTACGAGTTCCAATCTGACGACGGCGAGATCCTTGAGCGGGTCTTTCCCATGCGACGGGCCCCCCAGCTCGGGCTGGAGATCCTCCACAACGGTAAGGTCTTCACCCGCCGCATCTCCGCGCCGCAGAACGGGACCGCGTACGACTCTGAGAAATATCCGAAGGTGAGCAGCTCGCTCCCCGTCGGGTGCGCCGGTGCAGAGCACGTCACCGGGGGAAGACACGACGGCAAACCGATTATCACGAGCAGGCGACACGAGGACGAACTGTGCGCCCGCCACGGATTCACGCGCGAGTACGACGCTCGCGACCTGGAGTAGCAACGAATGGCAGAAGCTACGGCAGTCGCCGAGCCCGAAGCCGAAGCAGCGGAAGCTGGTGCGGGTACTGCGACCGACGCCAACCCCGGAGTATCTGACGAAGACGTGAAGGATTTCGCGTTCTTCGAGCAGCTGCGAAGGGAAGCGCCGGACGACAGTGCCATCACGCCGGCCGAACCCGCCGCCGAAGCGGAAAGCGAAGGCGAAGACGCGCCCGAAGACGCCGGCAAAAAGCAACCCGAGGCCGAGGCCAAGGAAGAAGCTCCGAATAAGGAAGAGGAGCAGAAACCCGAGGCCAAGGCCGAGGAGCAGAAGCCGGCAGAACCCGAGGGTTTTGACGATGCGTTGGCCGCATTGCTGCGTGACCAGATTCCGAGGTCACGCCTGGAAGAGTGGTTCGAGTCGGACCCGGAAGCGTTCGTCGCACACGGACTGAAGCGAAAGTCCGTCCAAGCGAATCAGGACCGGTTCGGACAGGAGTCCAACAAGAACCGCGACGATCTGGAGAAGATGAAAGCATCGCAGCAGGAAGCGGAGCCCGAGGCAGCTTACGAACAGGCCCCGGCGCAACCTGCGGCAGAGCCGCAGATGCAGGACCCCATCGGAGTCGACGTTGTTACGGCGATCGACGAGGCCCTGGCGCCGCTCATCAACGAGGACAACGCCGAGCTGTTTTTCGACGTCAAGGACCCGATCAAGCAGGCGATCGTGACGTTGGGGCAAAGCGTGTCCGCTCGCCTCACAGGCCAGTTTCAGCAGGAGAATCAAGCGCTGCGGAACCAGGTAGATGACATGGGTTATGCCATCGTCAACTTCCAGATTCAGACGGCGCGCGACAAACTTGTTGCATCTGGGCAGTACCCCAAGGCCGAGGACGACGAGTGGTTCGAGAACGAGGCCATGTCTCGTTACGACACCATCTCCGAATCCAAAAACCGACCCGCCACCGTTCACGATGCCGTCGAAGAGGCGATCAAGTGGGCGTCGGCGGGCTTAACTGTGGACGATTTGAAAACCTCGATGCTCTCGCGAAGTAGAGGGCGCAAGAACGGCCAACCGCGTGCGCAAACGGCAACTAGACTCAGCGAACCCATCACCGACGATGCGAAGGAAGAGCTGGAGTTTATGAAGCTGCGACGCAAGCACGGAATGGTCGAGAATTAGCCCCGTTCGCGGGAGACTGGAGACTTTTGACAAATGGCCGGATCAGCACTTTCCTTATTTACGGACTTCTTCACACACACCACAGGCCCGGCGTATTTCTCGGGCCCAGACCAGGTCATCAACGACGCCCAGCTGCGCAACTTCGAGTCCTTGGAGTTCTTCTTCAGGACCCGCAAGGAGGTGCAGGGCGGTACGACCATCAAGGACATGATCCTTCTGGACGACCCGTTGACGGCCGCAACGTACCTGCCCGGCGAATCAGCGACTGTCACGAACGTGCAGGGTGGCAACACTCTGTCGGTACCGTGGCGGTTCATTCGCGTTCCCATCACCTGGACCGAGCAGGAGATCCTGCTCAACGAAGGCGGGGGCGGCTCCGCAGTCGGGCAGTTCCACCAGTTCAAGAAGCTCAAGGACTTTAAGTATCAGCAGGCGTACACCAGCTTGATGAACCTCCTCGAACGCAAGTGCGTCGCCTCGGCGGCGAACCAGCAGACCGCGATGGAGGACAACACGGGCCAGGAACCCTACTCGATCTTCTCGACGGTCACGAGCGACGGCCTCGCACCGACCGGCTGGACCACCGTCCAGCAGATCAACCCGACCAACGAGGTCAACTGGCGGAATCAGAACACCACCTACACGAGCAGCACTCCGTTCGACACGGATAACGGCATCGTGCAGGGGTTCGACACCATCTCCCAGCTCGTGCGGTTCAAGAAGCCGCCGAACAAGGAGAAATACTTCGATGACGATGCGCTTCGGCGGCACGTCATATTCACCAACCGCGAGGGCCGCAAGGACTACATGAAGGCCCTTCGTGCGGGCAACGACATCACCAGGGCCGGGCCGCAAGACCCGGCGTACGGCAACCCAGTGTTCAGCGGCATCCCCGTTATCGCTAACGAGGGCATGGACGATCAGTCGTCGTTCACGGCCGCCGCTCCGCACTATATGTTCCTCAATGCCAACCACCTGAAGCTGATCTTCCACCGAGCGAAGTTCATGCAGGTTTCAGAACCGATGAAGTTCCCGGACAAGCCCGACACCGTCGTGGTGTGGTGCGACTCCTACGTAAACCTGTTCAACGCCTCGCGGAAGCGACACGGTTATCTCGGTACCTAAGATTGCGTATTTGGCGTTTTTGAACTGATTCGCGCCCGGATCAGAGAATCAGTTGGCGTAAGCCTACACGAAAGGAATCATCATGGCATACGACCCATTTGCCCATCCACTACAGTTAGAAGGCTCTATTATTGATCCCCCCGTCGTATTCTTCGACGATTTCAACGATGGGTGGGGATACGAGGCCGGTGATGACGACAACACGGGCAAGTTCGTCGAAGACACTGCGAACCTGGGACAGTGGTTGGTATCGGTCACTGGCAGTTCCGAAGTGATTAAAGTTGCGGATACAGAACCTGGCGGCGTGTTAACGATTTCCACAGGTTCTAGCGACAACGACCTCATGAACCTCCAGCAGAATGGAGAGGCGTGGAGGCCCGCTGCCGGTAAGGAGCTCGTGTATAAGGTCCGCATGAAGTTGACGGCGGCCCTAACTCCGTTGGCGACGATTGACTGGTTCGTCGGTCTGGCAACGACTAGTACGGCCGTTCTTGCTGGCACGGTTGAACGAATCGGATTCGGATCTAATGGTTTGGATGCTGGAGGTGCGGATATCTACACCGTGATTGAGGACGCATCTACCGAGACGCTGACCGATAGCGGTGAGGACTACGCTGATGACACTTTTATGACATTAGCGTTCCGTTGCGTCCAAGTTTCCAGTACGGAAGGGTACGTTAAGTATTACGTTAACGGAGCGCTGGTAGACACGAGACATGAGGTCTCCGGTTCAAGTGCCAACTTCCCGTTTGATGACGACATGACCCTGACGTTGTGCGTCCAGAACAATGGCGGCACATCGGCAAAAACGATGGAAATAGATTACATCTATTGCCGTCAGGTCAGGTAGCAGATTTTGCCGTTCTCTTTCCCGCCCCTTCCCCCCTCACGGGGGGGGAAGGCGGCTTAGAGGAGCCCAAGAGCCGGATGCGCCGGATGCGCCTCCGGCAGAGCAATCAGATCCTGGGAACCCGTTTAACGCGACTGGGTCGGCGGGACCCCAGCCTTAGAAGCACACCCGGAAAGGAATTCGGTTATGCCTAATAGAACTGAAACATTACGACTTGCTGGTGCCGCAGTTATCACCAACACGGCAATACACACCCACACCGGTGCTGAGACCCACTCCGGCGCGGAAACCCACTCCGGCGCGGAAACCCACTCCGGCGCGGAAACCCACTCCGGCGCGGAAACCCACACCGGAGCGGAGGCTTTCAGTGGATCGCCAACCGGAGTCGTGGTCGCCAAGACGATCACGTTTACCGAGGATGCCAGCAGCACGACGCACACTGGGACGGTGGAGATTCCTGCTGGGTCAACCCTGCTGAATATCCAGTTCGTCAGCACTGTGCTGTGGGCTAATTCCGGCGGCACCGTAGTCTTGATTATTGGCGACGATGACGATCCGAACGGATGGATCGAGGCCACCAATCTGAAGGCTACCGACCTTCTTGTTGGCGAAGTCCTTGACATCTCCAACGCCGAGAACTGGGGCGGTAAAAATGGTGCGTATCTGGTGGCCGCAACGGGACGCAAGGGCCAAGCCGCTGCTGCCTATTCCGGCGTTTACGCTGCCAGTGCAACTGAAGTTATCGGGGTGATAACTTGCGTCAGTCCAGGCTCTACGGCAGGTCGCTCATTCATGACCGTGACCTACGCCACCGGCACAGTGACCGCTGCGACTTCCGCGTAATTGACCCATGACGATGAAGCGCGTCATCTTCATAAGGGCCAAGCGGGACAACGCCCGGCTTGATCGCAAGCACCTGATGGACGTCGGCGGCAAGCCGCTGATCGCCCACGTGATAGAGCACGCGATTCAGTCCAACGCGCACGCGATGTTCCTCTCGACCAACTGCCGCGAGATCTTAGCAATCGGCAAGGAGTACCCGGAGCTGAACTGCATCGAACGCCCGGAGTCCCTCTGCAATGACGACGGTGATCCGCAGCACACGATCTGGGCCATCGACGATTTTCACTGGACGACCTGGAAGAATCTGGCGGGCAGCTCCGACCCGATCGGGTACTGCACGGTCTACGGGAACACCCTCTGCTTCGACAAGAGCGCCATCGACAGGGCCTTCGACCTGTTCGAGCGGCATCCGACCGAGGTCGTACACACGGGCTACATCGCCGGCAACCACGAGCACCCATACGACGCTTACATCGAGAACGATCGCGGCGTGTACCGCCGGATGATGGACCGCCAGCCGCTGATGCTCTGCAACGACTGGCCCGCTGTCGTGATGAACAACAGCATCTGCACGATCATCAAGGCTCCCTACAACAAGGGCCCCCGCGACACCAGCCGCAACTCGTTCCGTTACTGCTTAACCGGACGATTCGACTCGGTGCACATCGACGACCGCCACGATCACCAGCTCGCCTGCGGGCTCTGGGAGGTGCACAGGCACCAGGAGGTGCGGGCATGAGCGACACGGAGCAGGTATCTAAACCTCCTCTCGTCATCGTCGGGATGGTCGAGGGGTTTCCGCATCCGACCGAGGACATGGACGTCTGGTGCATAAACAATAGCTACCGCCCTCAAGGCGGGGCCACCCGCGTCTACCACCTCGACCCTGTCCGCGAAAGAGATCAGGACTTCATCAACGACGTCAACCAGATGGGGTGCGAATGCTTCCTCCAGGAGCCGCACCCAGACATCCCCAAGAGCGAGAAGTTTCCCCTGGATCAGGTGCTAGAGCGGTTCGGTATCGAATACTTCACGAGCAGCTCGCCTTACCTGATCGCGCACGCCCTGATGGAAGGGTACGGGCGGATCATCCTCTGGGGCATGTACAAGCAGAACGACTCGCTCGAGTACCTCCCACACGTGCCCTGCATCAACTTCTGGGTAGGCATGGCGGCCGGCATGGGCGTTCACATCAGCATGGAACCCGGCATGTCCATTGCGAAGGCGTTCCCCTGGGAATCGCCTCGATACGGGTACACCGCAAATATCTCCCAACTGTTGTGCAACGCTACGCTTGCCAGTGCGTACCGCGCCTGCGCTGCCTACCCCCAGAAGTTTATTACGAACAAGGACCTGCCCGACCCGCACGCGGACGGCGACACGTGGGAGTGGATGCAGCAGATGTGGCAGCATGCGTACCTGGACGCTGGCAAGCCCCGCATGGAACACGACATCGAGCCGATGCGATTCGACCTTCACCACCTGTAAGGACACGAGCACATGGCCCTGACAATAAACCTCTGGTGCCGCTTTGAGACCGTCGATGCGAAGGGCGTTCGATACCGCGGGGGCAGGAAGACCACGGATACACCCGTCACGATCACAACCAGCGGCGATGCCATCCACGACCAGACACACGACATCGCGGCCTCGTCGCGTGGGAAGCTGTGGGACACATCGGACGCGACGACGGCTACCGATTTCGAGTTCCTCTTCTTCCTGTCCGACCAGGACGGAGAGATAATGTTCTCGAACCAGGGCAACTCGACGCTCTGGACGCACAACACAATCAAGAACTTCCCGTTCATCCTTGGGACTGACGCCTCGACGTACGGGGCGTCGATCGCCAGTTTCGGGGGCACGGCCGACGACATCGAGGAGGTCCACTGGGAGAACGGCAGCTCCACCACCACGGCAAAGGCCCGTCTGGTACTCGCCACCTAAGCAAGGACGCACGATATGCCACAGGAATCATTGTTTACCGAGCGGAATATGCTGCTGATGGGTTTGTCGAACGACTCGACCGACACGGCGGTGTCGCACCCGGCGGACACGCTGACGAAGCCGTCGACGACGGATAGCGAAACGGCAACGGCCAACCACGTCGTCATCCCGACGAGCGGCCAGGACACGCTGTTCCACTTCTTCGGGCAGAATGCACACTCGGAGACCTTCGACGCCATCATCTTCGGGTGGGAGCAGATCTTCTCGACGACGGAATCGCAGCAGCAGTGGACCGCCACGTTTCTCCTGCGCGTTGACTGCGTGACGGGCGAGGGGACCGGAATCGCCAACGGCGTCCTGCCGGTCGCGGACTACTGGGTGGACACGATTACGCTCGACACGGCGAACATCGGCACGGCCGACTACGAGATCCAATCCCCCGTGGACGACGGCAAGGCGACGCTGATCGTGCGACACAAGGGGTTCATCCTGCTCGACGTGTGGTTCGACATGGACGCTGGGGGCAACGACGCCGCCGGCTGCAACCTCGTCTGGAGGAACCTGTAGATGCAGAACGTCCGCGGAAAGATCCTGAACCTGGGTGCGACTCGGTACTTCCCAATGGACGAGGCCGGCAATGCTGCCAGCGGATTCGCAACTGCGGTTGATTGGTCGGCAAGTTTGGTAAACGCCTCTTATACCCTCGCGCCGAAGGCCGGCCGCCAGGGAGTGGGGAGAATAGGGACGAGGGGGACTTCGTTCTACTTCGACGACACTGATGAATCCGTCAACTGCGGATCTGCTTCCGACATTGACAATCTCGGACCTTTTACATTCAACGGGTGGATGCAGTGCGACAGCGTGCCGACGCGCATGTTGACGAAGGGCACAGTTATCAAGTGTGTAATCTTGAATACAGGGCTGCTTCGTATGTTGATAGGGTACAGCTCCACTAATTTGAGAGCGGATTCGACGGACGCCATCCCTACGGATGGTCGGTGGGTGATGGTGACGTTCACCTGGGATGACAGTGTGAATGCCAGTGGCGTCGGACTCTACTTTGATGGGGTCAAGCAAACCAACACCAACACTCGGAACGCAGTTGGATCCCAGACTAACGATGCAGCGAATACATTTTGGTTGGCGTCGGAGAATAACACGACAGCTTTTCACGACGGGAGAATGTGCGAGGTGTCGGTATTCGATACAGAACTGACCGAGGCTGATGTTCACGGGCTCTACGCAGCGTACAGACGGGATGACATTCCGAGAAGGACGGTCCTCTAGGCGAAAGGATTCGATCATGCGGACCAACTTGTCCATTCTGGCGGCCCTCCTGCTGTTCCTGCCAGCCTGCGCCACGACCCGGTACGACGCGGCTCAGGAGCGCCTGACGAACCTCTCGCAGGAGCTGTCGGCCACCATCGATCGCCTGGACACGATCGAGACGGATCACCCCGCGGCAAAGCCCGTAGCCGAGGCTGCGAGAGAGATTGTGGAGAACGCCAAGGAGCTGATCGCCGTGACTAGCGAGGAGCTCGCCAAGGAGGAGGAGACGCGGGGAAAAGTCGGTGCCGGCATAAAGATCGGCGGCGACATCCTCGGAGGCCCACTGGGAGAGGTCCTGGGTATGCTCGGTGTCTTAGTTGCTGGGGGCTGGGGCGCTCGCGTTGTGACCGCACGTGCTAAAGACAAGGAGCGCAAGGAGAAGGAGTCATCCCACAATCACGGGGCCGAATCGACGATGGCGTCGGCCGTCGACGCGGCGGTCAAGATCGTCAACGGGAACAAGCCGCCAGGAGATACTCCGGCATGAAGCGGCTTTTTTTTTTGCTGGACTCCGCGGAAGACGTTGGCGACGGGAATAATACTCGCGATTCTGTTTTTGTGGTGGTTGGTTTCCGGATGAATCCAAAATGGACTACGCAATCGTCGCAACAATCGTCGCAGCAATCCTTGGGCTTTTCAAGTTCGGGGACCGGATGTTGGGGAGCAAGCGAAACGGGAATGGCCGCGAATTGGACAAGCGGATCGCGCTTCTCCACAAGGATGTCGAGTACATCAAGGACTGGATCGGCAGCGAGCTCGGGACCGCCAGATCACCCGGCAATGTGTGGAAGAAACTCGAAAATATGTCCCACGCGATACGCGGCAACGGAAACCCGCACCAAGGGGTTGTCGGGATGATAATAAAATTAGAGGTGAGGCTGGACACGATCGAGGCGCAACTGAAGCAGATCCAGAAATGGACCAACAAGTAGAGCTCGTTTCAGAACAGGGACCACTGATGCAATGCCCGGACTCGATTACACCGTCGCGAAGCGTTTTACGGACTACACCGCCACGCGGGGGGCATTCGATTACACCGCCTGGCGGAAATTCGATTACACAGTTCCCGCCACACCGAGGGCAGTAGATATGGCCGAAGCGACGATCCCTGGGTCACATTGGAAGACGGTTTCGGAGGTGGTGACGCTCAACGTCGCCTTTTTGAATCGCCTGAAGGCGTCCGGAAAAGTGCTTTCGGGCACACCGACGATCATCGAAGTCGGCACGAGCGACTTGACCCTCGCCAACAAGACCCTCAACAGTGGGGCCTTGGTCATCGATACCGTGTCCCAGGCCGCTAATCAGGCGGTGACGTTCTCCGTCACGGGGGGCGTAGCGGGCACCCGATACCGGATCCGGATCACGGTTGCGGACAACGGCTCCGCCCCGGCCCACACATTTGTGGAGACTCTCAACATGGATGTTCACCCGGACTGATGTAATAATAAACCAGCAGACCCTCAAGGACGAGGTACACGTGACATGGCCGTCACACTATTGCAGCTTCAAGATCAGGTCACGATCGTCATCGGCGAGGACCACGATCCCCGCCTGAACCCGACCGACATCGCCAACGAGGCCGGTCGGTATCTCATGTCCATGCACTCGTGGAACTGGAGGAAGCGACCGCCCGCCACACTGACCCTCGTGGCCGACCAGACCTTCGTCGAGCTGCCCGAGGACTTCGGGTACGAGGGGGAGATCATCGGCGTGACGATGACGGACAACGTCGCCTATGGGGTTACCCTTACATCGCTCGAGGACGTCGTCGGCAAGCGGTCGACGACGGTTGGAGGCCCCGGCTCCTACTTAGTGGCCATCTCCGAGCCGATCCAGCAGGACACCACGAGCCCATCGGAGCGGCGCCGCCTGGAGATCTACCCGACCCCGACGGGCACGAACACGGGCAGCATGAACCTGATCTACCGGGCCGGCTGGTTGGAGCTGACCCGAGGCGAGGCGGTCGCGAACATCAACGTCGCGTACGAAGACCTGCTCAAGCAGCTGGCGAGAGCATTCGCCTGGTACTACGCGACGAACGATAGAAAGATGATCGAGGAAATAGAATCCTCGGCGCAGCTGAACCGACTAAAGAGGGCAGACGGCGCCGCCCAGGCCCGCCTGGGGCCGATCGAGGGCGGAATCCTCGGTCAGGGCAGAGCAGTACGAACCAACTGGAACTTCACCACAGCGGGGCCCGCCTGATGCTGATTTCCGAAGCGCGAGTGACGGCCACCGATTCGGCCCTGCACATCAGGGGCAACGAGACCTTTTCGGCCGAGAAGATCGACCGGGCACTGCGAGACGCCTTCAACTACTACCTGCGGGAGGTCCCGGCCAGCACGACGACTACGGCAGTGCAACTGCCGGAGGGCAGCCGGGTCATCGACATGACGGAGTGGATTGACCAATTCATCGTTGCCGACTACGTCAGCGGCAAGATCGGTGACGACGACGTTGCGCTCACCGACTACGAGATGTGCCGGCGCCGCTTCCAGACGGAGATCCCGGTCGGGCAGCCCTCGCTCGTCGGGTTCAGGGGCGACCGCAACGGCCTGTTCAATACGCAGATGGACGCGAATCACAACCTCATGGTCACGCACCGCAGGCGTTTTCTCGACCTCGACCTGGGGTCGCCGGAGGACCTGGAGCTCAACGTGCCCGAGAACATCGCCGGGGACCTGGTGCGGTGGGGCGTGCGGGCCTACATGCTCTACGGCGCCCCGGGTCATCCGGACGCGGGGCCTTCCATGCAGCGCTTCGAGATGATCGTCGACAAGGCCAAGAAGGAGTTCCGTGACCTTGAACCCGAGTCCCGATTCCGCTTCCTGCCGGCCTTGGCCTACCGGGAATCGGCCAGAACTAGGCTGACAAGGAGATAACCAATGTCATCCACCACATACCCACTGGCCCAATCCGGATTCTTCAACGCCGGCACCACGGTCAACCTCAACATTCAGACGGTCAACCTGATCGCCAAGGAGACTCGCTACAACGGCACCGGTTCGCGCACGGGACTGATCGACTCGAGGCCAGTCTGGGTTCTCGGAGATCTGCCGACACTGGACGTCGTGTGCAGGGCCAACGTGTACAACGAAGGCTCGCACGTCTACGGTCTGGGCCAGTCCTCCACGTTCGCCACGCCGACATTGAAGATAGCGGTGCAGCGGTACCGCATCCGGAAGGTCTGGAGGCTCTTCGACGTCACCGTTTCCGGCAATAGCACGAAGCAGTGGAGCGCCGGGTTCCCGGTCGTGACCGGCTACGTCGAGGGGATCGCGGCGGACTCTACGCCGACCGCAGACTTCGACCTGGCCGCGGACGTCAACGCTCCTGCGACGACCTTCGCGATCAACGGGGTCGGCACGTTCCACGGCACCGCCAAGCTGGGCCAGAAGCGTCTGGTCACCAACTTCCGCGACGGCGGCCCGATCCTCTACCACTACGACTTCAACTTTTCTGGTAACGCGCTGGGGTCTCACAGTATCGACTCGACGTTCACCTGGTTGTACTCGAGTACAACCACCGCGGCCTGGGCGGGCTCACCCGTCCGGGGCACGCTGACGCTCGACGTCGGAGCTTCGGCCGGAACCTTCAGCGAGTCGGCCCTCTGTTACGACGTCACGATCGGTGCGGACATGGCGAACGGAGGCCCAGAGATTGTCCAGTGCCGTTTCCGAGTTGATTAACGGAGGATGATCCGATGTCCGAGGCCAAAGCGCCAGACCCAGACAACTTCGACCCGGAGAACACTCCGGAACCCCCGGAGGACGCCGGCCTGGACCAGACCGGGGAGGATTCCCCGCCGGAGCCCGGGTCGAAGTTCGGCACCGGCCCGGCCGAGATCGGTCCGCCAGGCGAGGACGTGCCCGAGACGGAGGAGGAGGCCGAGACGTCTCAACCTGCTGCCGAGGAGCCCGCCGAGGAGGAGCCGGAGCTCACGAGCTATCAGGAGCAGCAGCAGGAGAGGGCCAAGGCGTTCGAGGCCGAGAAGGAGGCCAAGCGGGAAGCGTTCCTTGAGAAGTACCCCGGATTCCGTAAACGATTCGAGCAGGAGGAGCAAGAGGGGCAACCACGAGAGCAGGTCGGCGAACCGGGGCCGGATGTGCCAGATGAAGATGTGGTTACGCCTTCCGATCGTATGCGTCCAGATTACCCGCGGGACTATGACCCAACGGATCGTTTTCCTGTGGACATCCCGTATGACCCGACGAAGAAACCGCAGAGTCCGTGGGACAAGCCGGAGCCCGGGGAGATGCCGGCCGGAGAGCCCGGCCCGGACGTTCCCAGCGCAGATACGGCCAGCGCCGCACTCGCCACCGGCGGTGTCGGCGTGTCCGCCGCCGGCGAGATGAAAGACGAGACCAGCGACCAGATCCTCGAGGCGCTGCGAGAACTGATCCAGGAGCAGCGGATGAGCCGCGACCTGCTGCTGAACATCGTGACCGAAGGGATCCATATAAGGGTTTGACCGCATGGCACGAACCGCGTTTGAAGAGCTGAACAACGAGCAGGCCGGGACGGTCTACACCCACGACGCCCAGCGGTTCGGGGGTACGGCCGTCACCGTCACCCGCTTCATCAAGGGCGACATCGACGGCATTGCGGCGATGGAGAAGGAGATCAACGACCACTCGCCTGCGGTCACCGAGGGGCTGCCCCTCAAGACTGCCCGCGTCATCAAGCTCGATGGGGGGAATGCTTGGGTGATCGACCAGTTCCGACAGCCCGTGGAGCTGACCTACCACTTCAAGATGCACCCGTACACCAGGTCGATCGACTGGTACACGGACGACCCGTTCGAGGGCGACGTCGTCGCCACGTGGCCGATCGAGGACATCGACACAACGCTCGTACCGCACCGCCGCGAGGTGCTGATCTGGCGCCTCGAAGTGCCGATCTGGCAGGAGGGCTCCCCGCTCGATGAAATGGGTGCCTATATCGACACAATAAACAGCATTAACCAAAACTGGTGGTTCGGCAACCACAGGTTCTCTTTCGGAGTACACCAGGTTCGCCTTTACGCCCCCGCTATCGAGTTAATCCGCCTGACGAAAACCGAGAATCGTTTCACGGGGACCTGGGTCTGGGACATTCGCGAGGACGGTTGGTATCGGCAGATCCACACCACGGAAGGGGAGTTCAAGCGAGTGCAGGAGTACCCCGCCGTGGGCTGGCCGAACCAATCCTTCCCCGATCCGGAGGCTCCGCTTTGAGCGAAGAGGTTTTCAAAAAGTTCGAGACCGGGGATCTGTTGACCGCCGAGCGTCTCAACCACCTCGGCGACGGCATTCGGTCGGTCTCGTCGGGCGGCCTGATGCGGCACTCGCGATCGGGGCATCACCTCGACCTGTACGTGTCGCCGCAAGCGGTCGCTGCGGCAGCGAACGTGCCGACCTTCCCGTGTCGGCTGACCGACAGCAAGAAGATGAATCTGCCCAAACGAATCTGCATTGAAGGCTCTGGGCTCGCCGAAGGTACAGAGAAACAATACCGTTCGGGTCCACCGGTCCCTCACGATTACCGGTGGGTGTACGGCTTTACCGAGGTCACCTTCGTCGAGCAGTGCTTTGACGATCAAGGGAATGATATCCCTTTCAAAGATTGCGCCCCGAACACGGAAAGGTACATCAAGGTCGTGGACAAGCCGTCTGGCCGAGTCGGCAAGGTCGAGTGGCCCGGGAGCGGAACGGTCAAAAAGCATAAGTGGGCGTTCAACGTGTGGGAGATCCTGCACAAACAGGACACCGAGGTCTGCGCGGAAGAGCCGCACTGGATCTTCGGGGCGAACATCAAGCAGAATCAGTACCCGCCGGGTTTCGTGCCAACCGGCCCGGGCATAGGCAACGACGGCGATTGGCCCGACAACCAGGATTTTATGGTGCTCATGTACGAGAGCCTGGATCATAACGGGGTGCCGATCCGGTACTTCAACGCGCCGGGAATACATTCAGGAACCTGCGGGGCATGATTTCCAACGTCGTTACAGCTGCGACCGGGCCCCAAGGTGGCATTCGCCACTGCAACCTGCCGTGCTTCTCCATCGAGGGGTTCACCAACTCGTTCTTCAACGTGTCGAGCTGCACGTGCAAGGCTGTTGCTGCTGCTAATTACACCTCGTCCCAGGCGGCGTGGGACGGGGTGTTTCGACCTTGGGTGCCGGTCGCTCCTCCTGTGGTTGGAGAGCTATCCTTCAACGTCTGGGACGGATGCACCTACTCGTTCGGCCGCAACGGGGCCATTACGCAGGGCGGGCGCGTGCACAACGGCAAGTTGATCATCGGGTCAGTTGGCCTCGGGTCAGGCACTATTGTCGGGGACCCGATGAACATCAGCCCTCCCGGAACGATCATCACCATTCGCTGCGACGACAATGCCGGGGGTACGAACACCATCTGGCAGGGGTCGCACGATTCAGAAATGCCGGATGCGAAGCCCGTCGTGCGCATCGCCGGCTGCTCGCCGACACCCGAGAAGATCAACCTCAAAAAGCTCTCGGCGATCGGATGTATATGCGACGTACTGGACCCTGCCGAGTGCCCCACATCTGCGGAATGTGCGGCGTGCTCGGCCAACAGTCCGCTCATCGGCTGGACATTCCAAGTCACCGGCTTCACTGTCTCCGGATGTATCTCGGCACTCAACGGGACGCACAAGATCAGAGACAGGACAACAGACTGTATTTTCGACGAGACATTCCCTGGGGTGTCCCCCGAATCCGCCATCCGATGCGTGGACCTGGGCGAGGGAGAGGGAGTCTGGTTCTACAAGGAGGGAGCCGGTTCGTTTCAAGCTCGTGCCGACCTGGCCCCCGTACTGGATTCGGAGAACTGTCCTCCTCGTCCGACTAGCTTCACCGACATAGATATGTGGGGGCTCTGCGACTGCTCCGGACAAAGGGTGACCGCTCGCTACAAGTATGGTGTTTTGTAATGGCAAACACTCTCGAAGATTGCTGCGACTTCTCCTTGAAGCTCAAGATAGACCCGTCATTGCTGACGTCTTGCAGCGACTGTGAGGCCGGAGGGACCACGCAGTGGGACGGGGTGTTTCGAGATTACTTCGGAACGAGGTGCGTGTATTACGTCGACGATCGGACGCAGGACCAGTTCGACGGGACCGACGGACTCAATCCGTTCTTCACTCGCCTTCGCAGGTCGCAGTCCCACGAGTGCACCTGGTTACTGTATATCGCGTGCTCTCATTGCACTCTCGACGATTACATCTGGGTGGGATCGGGGCCACACCACCGCCCCGAGGGCACCTACCGGATGATGCACGGGTGCGATGACGGAACGAACATTACGGTCGAGACGATGGAAGTCCTGGTGGAACCATGAAAAAGATACAGCTGTCCTGGCAGGCCCATGTCGATGTTGCTCCCCGGCACCGCCCGGATTTTCTGGACGACATCCGGGAGCTGGGGTTCGATTGGGACGGTGACTCGTTCTGGATTAAGTCCGAGGACTTTATTAAGGTCCACACCAAGCACTGGATCGACAATAAGGGCAAGTCTCAGATCCAGGTCCCGTCGATACAGTCCCGGGGCCTGGGCGACACAGTTGCGAAGGCCGCGGATTTCTTCGGATTCAAGCCCTGCAACGGGTGTAAGGACCGCCAGAGGAAGCTCAACAAACTGGTCCCCTACTGATTGAGGTGAATTATGGCATATAGAATCTGGCAGGGCGATGGGGCTGCCATCGCACAGAGCGGGACAATCACGACCACTGCCCCATCAGGGTCAACCGCCTACTCCATGACCGTGAGGGACGAGGCTGGTCAGGACACGGTGATCAGCTACACGTCCACGGGCACCGGTATTCCCAACTTTGCGGCCGGGCTGGCGACCGCGTGGAACAACAGCGGATCGCCTGCGGCGCAGAGGGCGACGGCGAGCGCCGCGACGACCGGCGTTATCACCTTCACGGCTGACAATGCCGGCGTACCTTTCAGGATCGCGGCTACGAGTGCGACCGCTGTCGTCGGTAGCTACATCGCTTCGGTCGCCAACGCAGGGCCCAACGACTGGAACGATCCCCAGAACTGGGAAGGCGGCAACATTGCGTCGGCGGGCAACGACATCATCGTTGCGAGAGGGTCCGGTGCCATCCTTTGGAATCTCGATCAGTCCGGCTCGGGCAACTTCGCTAGCCTCACGGTCGAGGAGGGGGCGAACGGCGCTATCGGCGGAACCGACGGGGCCTCATTGCAGCTGCACCTCGTCGATTCCGCCGCCGCGACGAATCTGGAAATAAACGGAAGTGGTCAGATCTTTCTGACGATTCATCGGACAGCGACGGACGTTGCCGAAGGGGCAGTGATCGTCACGAATCACACCTACAAGCCGTCAGCCGGTCAGCATGGGATCAATCTCACGGTCGCGCAACATGCGTCAGAGGTACTCACCATCCCGACCCTCACTGTCAACCGAGGCAACGTCGGTGTGCACGCATCGGACGACGCCTCGGCCTGCAAGATCACGGCGCTCAATATGGGGTTCGTTACTTCCGCCAAGACCGATGCGAACGTCACGCTCGGCAAGGAATGTCATGCGACGACGATCGAGAAGACTGGGGGGTATATCACGATCAAGACGACCACCGACACGTCTGGCGTCACCCTCGTGCAGGACGAGGGGACCGTCGTCACCGAAGGGGCGGTCGTCTTCACCACTATGACCCTCAACGGGGGATCAGCGGTCCTCAAGAGCACCGGCACGGTCACGACCCTCAATATCAACAACGCCTTCGTCGATATGACGAAGGACCAGCGCGTCGGCACGGTTGCGACCGTCAAACTCAACAAGGGCGGGTCGCTCAAGAAGAGCACGACGGCCGGAACCGTGACCAGCATCCAGAGCGACGACTCGGTTACATTCAGCGCCAATTAAAGGGCCTCAATCATGGCAGCAACCTACATCGGATCAGGCGGCACAAACCTTCGCCGGCGTCGGAGAACGGGAACGGGAGCGGGAGCGGGCGGCGGGAACGCAAACACCAATCGGTCCAGCCGTCGCGAGGAGGAGCGGTACCAGATGAGGATGGCCCGCAAGCAGAAGATGATCGCCAGGGGCGAGGCCCGCAGGGACCAGCGAGAGATCGACATCGCCAATCAGAGGGCGGCGACCCGCGCCGACGTTGCCTCGCGGACGCTGCCGAGCGGGAGGAGATTGACCAAAAAGGAGTCGTCGTACGCAGCGGCGCACCCGGAACTCACTCCGGAGAAGGTGCTGGAGTGGAGTGAGGGGCAACGGAAGGCGGACGCAAAAAGTTTGTTTGCTCGCAACAAGCCGGGATTGATAGCCCAGGCGAACAAGGCCAGGGCCGAGGCCGGATTGTTACCCCTACCCGAGGACGGTAAGGGCGCTGCGGCCGCGGGGGCAACGACAAGACCGCTGATCCCAAGGGTGGCAGCGCAACCCCAACAGCTCTTTCGCAAGAAGGGTCAGGGCGAGTTTGATCTCGCTCGCGATCCGTACCGGCTCGGGATGCCGCCAGTAGAAGCGGCTAAAGTGACGCAGCCTCCGATGGCCCCAGCCGGAAGTGTGGCACCTCTGGCCGCCCGTGGGGATGTCGGGGTCTCTGGGATAATGAGGGAGACGCTCCCAGCCGGAAGTGTGGCACCTCTGGCCGCGGGGCAGGCTGCAACGCCCCCGGTTGCCCCCCAACAGCTCTTGCGTAGGACCGGTCAGGGCCCGTCGCCAGCCCCCGGCACTTTCGGGGCGCCGCAAAGAGCGGTTCCACAAGCAGGGGCACTCATGGGGCCGGCGGTTGGATTGCCCCCAGGAGTCAGACTGGGAGCGGCTCCACAACCAGTGGCAGGCGCGGGGCAGCCTGGTGCGGCTGTAGTTCCTGGTGCCGCAGCTGCCGGAGTTTCTGGCGCCGCAGCTGCCGGAGCTCCTGGCGCCGCACCTGGTCCGGCCGGAGCCTGGAACCCGCAAGCAGGGGGTTTGAACGAACATGGAGAGTGGCGCCCGCCGTTCCGACCGGAGTCTGCACCGATGACGGAGGAGCGGGTGGCAGAGGTCCAGGCTCTCATCGCGCGGAGGGCAACTGACATCCCAGGATTGCAGGCTATGCAGCAGGCCCTGATGGACCAGCCGGCCTTCGACTTCGAGGCTGCCTTTCCAGCACCTACGCTGCCCACGCGGCAGCCGACCCAGGCCGAGCAGCAGGCCAACCTGATGGCCGAGCAGGGCAACCTGATGGACCAGCGGGGCAACCTGATGAACGAGGCCCTCCAGCCCGGGGGCGTGCCTTGGCATGCCGTACAGGGCCTTGGCGGGGACCTGATGGCGAATGCCGAGCAGATCCGTGCAGGGGGCGGCACGGTCGACTGGACCGGATACGCCACGCAGCAGCAGGCACCGGCCGTCCAAGGCGAAGAACCCCTCGCCAGGGCCCAGCGTCTGACGGAGAGTCTGCAACGGGGCGAGGCGCAGGGCAGCTTGAGCAGGGCACGCCGTGTCCCCGAAGAAGGCTCATTGGGCGTCACGGGCGAGCAGCTCGCTGCACAGCGAGAGCAGTTCGCCGAGTCGCAGGACCAGGCCCGCCGTGCCCGGATCGAGGGCCGGCCGCTCTCCGAGATCGTTGCCCGCGACGAGGGGGAGAAGGCGAAGACGAGGGAGAGGCAGCACGAGCTGGAAACCAAGCGGGTCGAGACAGAAGCGAGAGTCGATGTCGCAAAAATCGTTGCAGAAGCTCAAGGCGTCAGTGCCAAAGCAAAGGAACGAGGAACAGCCTTGATTGCCATGTCGAATAACTGGAACACGGCCACGCAGCAGAGGTACGCTCGGCAGGTCGACTCCGCCAAGCTCTGGTACAAACAGGCGGGCGATATGGGCAAGGAAATCCGCGATCTCCAGACGACCATCGCCACATGGGAAACCGCTGCTCTCACTGCAAGGACGCCCGAGGAGCAGGCAGCTCGTTCGGCGCTGATGGCGAAGATTGCACAGAAAAAACAAGATATCAAAGCCCTTCGCAAAGATCAGGACGATTTGTATGGGCGAGCGGACGATCTTTTCTTCGATATGCAGCAGGCGGACGAGGGCCAAGACCGACCTACGGTCGAACGAGTGGAACCGCCAAGGTCGATTCCCTTTTATACTGAATTCCCAGCAGCTCCAGGAGCAGTTCCAGGAGCAGGTCCTGGCGGCGTTACCACGCCCACCACGGCCGCACAACCCGTCGCTGCACCCGCAGGCGAACCGGCTGCCGGCCAGTTCCCGCCAGGGGTCAACACTCAGGAGCAGGCCGTGGCCTGGGTCAACACGCAGATCCGCGACCTAGAAGGCAAGATACGGAGAAGTGGGCGCTTGCGTGCGCGGCGTGGCCAGCAAACCGTTCCAGAGTATGCGGGTCAAGTTAAAGAATTGGAACATTGGAAGAGAGCTCTCCGGCGGCAAGAGGATTACCCCGAATACTGGAAGCAGACGTTCACCACAGATTACGAGAAAGGAGGAGGCGCGGCACGCTACGCTCCAGGAGAACCGCAACCAACAGCTACGCCACCTGCTGCTCCCCCCGCCTACGGAGAACCGGGATCTGTACAAGGTCCTCCTGCCACAGCTACGCCAACAGCTGCGCCATCTGCTGCTCCCGCCGCACGCTCGTGGCCGGGAATAAGGAGCGCCGAACATGGGAAGATCTACAGGCTGAGAAACGGAAGAAGCGGGCGATTCAATCAGAAAACGAAGCAGCTGGAACCCATTAAATGACGGCTATTGACACTCCAGAACTCGGCGCCCCTCGCAAGCGAGACTTCTCGCCGAAGTCCATCACCTCGCCCATCAGCGCCGAGGAGCTGATGCTGGAGGAAATCGAGTCGATCGAAGAGCCGATCAGTGTGGCGGACCTTGAGCCGGTCGAAGCGCCACCGAAGATCAGATCCATTGAATCGCCGATCAGCGTGGCCGACCTTGAACCCGTTCAGGATCCTCCGAAGTTCCGCTCCATCACCGAGCCCATCAGTGTCGCAGACTTGGAGCCGGCGGTATTTGATCCGGAAGGAGCGGGTTACGATTATGACACGGCAAAACGAGGCGGATTAACTCCAGACGCAACTGGTCACTGGCCCAGCAGAGATCCCAAGACCGGGCAAATCCTGAAAGGCCGCAAGCACGAAACTTACGACAAGACTGTCTCTGGAGAGGCCGAAGCTGGATATGACATCCGGAAAGGAGATGACGGCCGGTACTACTCGGCCAAAACTCCAGAGCCCGACCCCGACGAGGCCGAACGTACGCGACTCGCCGAGGAGAAGCGGAAAATCTGGAACGATACTTGGGCGACGATCGTCAAGAGGAGAGAACAGCTTGGTGTAAGAGACGTCCGCGATGCCCCGGACATCGCCGAGGGCGAGCTCGCTGCTGCCGGCTTCCCAACCGAAAGGTACGGCGCCACGCCCTCCCCCGAGGAGATGGCGAAGCAGCCCGGCACGGTCATCGACCCTGGGGCGATCTTCGGCAAACCTGGCGCCCTGGGCGAGTACCCGATTGGGGGCACAATCGGCACAACCTTGGCCGAATACGAGAAGGGAGTAGGTCGCTTCTCGCTGGGCAAGCAAGAAACGATCGCCGGCTTCCAGATGATGATGGGCTTCGACGACGCGGGGCGACGCAGGTTCGACGACGCCCAGCACCTTCGCCGCTTCTACGTCCCCGGCCCGCATGCCGACGGGGTACAGGTTTATCGCCCAGAGTGGTGGGCGGCGTTCCTGGGGGAGACCGGCACCGACCTCATGTATCAGGCCGCGGCCCAGCTGGCGGTGCCCGGAGGCTTCTCGCTGTGGGCGACGATGGACGTCCTCGGCTCCAGCTTCGCCGACGCCTACGTCGACCTGCGGGACAACACCGACCTGAGCGAGTCGGAGGCCCGCGCTGCCGCGTTACTCGAGGGCTCTGTGAACGCCGCGATCACTTGGGTGACGAATAAGTTCCTTCCCGAGAAGGAAATCTTCGGCAAGGCCCCCTTCGCGAAGATGCTCTACAAGCACATCGGCCGCTCCGCCCTGGCGAGGGCGATGCCGACATTCATGCGAAGAGGTCTCGCTTCCGCCGGGGCGGGCTCCTTCATTGAGGGGCTCCAGGAATTGCTGGAGGGTATCGGCCATCGCACGACCAGCGAGTTCCGTGAAGTAGCCCTTGTGGGCGGCGAGTTCAACGCGGCAAACATCTTCAACCTGGACGAGATGCTCAAGGAAGCGGTGTACGGCGCTGCGGCTGGTCTGCTCCTCGGAGGCGGCCGAGGAGCCGCCGAAGCGGAAGAGAGGCGTGCTCGCCGAGGTAAAAGGCGAGAGGCCCGCACGCAGCGGGAGCAGTACCTGGCAATCGAGGAGTTCTACAACGAGCAGCTCCAGGCGTTCGAGGGCGGGGCCGAGGCCCCGACTGCCGCCGTCCCGGTCGCCGGCCCCGAAGTGAGCGGGATCCCTGTCCCGCTCGAAGGAGCACCTACCGATGCCCAGTACCAGCGAGAAGCAGGCGAGTTTTATGAACCTGTGTTACCACAACAGGTCAGCGGCCCGGGGCAAGTGTCCGCCGCCGAAGGTGGTCCGGGAGTACCTGCGGCGCAGCCGCAAGGGCCGCTCCCTGGGCAAGGCCCGGCTGCGCCGTCACCGACGTTCGTAGGGGAAGAAGCGGCGGCCCCAGGATTCGCTGCACAGGTCGGACCCGTCGAGGGGCCGACACCGACGATCACTCCAACAGCAGAGGTGCAACGTGGAACAGAAGAAGCAGCCGAAGTCCAAGTTCCGGTACGGCCTGGCCCTGGTGATCCCACCAGGGGCGAAGGTGCGGGGGCCGAAGCTCCGAGTGCCCGTCCGGTACAAGCAGACGCCGATACAGAGAGACAAACCCGATTCACGGGCCTAGCAGATCTCCAGGGCATCGCGCCGCAGGCAGACGTCACGGAGGGACCTGAAGGAACCTGGGTTGTGTCGTATCCCCAGAGCGAGGTCAACCCCGAAGGCGGCAGCTATCGCGTTGTCACGGGCATTCCTCTCGAGAAGGTGCCCAATACAGACAGCGCTCAGTTCCAGAAGGACGTCATCAGGGAGGCGAAAGGACGCACTATTGACGTTCCACCTGGCGCGGTCGCGGCGTTTCCCGACGGCATTTCCATCTTTGTTCCATACAAGCTCGAAGATTATCAGAAGCTCGACAGGAATGTTCGCGATGCTCTCGGTTCCTTCTTCCAGGTCGACGACATTTACGACATCTCCGAGAACACGCTCTACCTCGACGAGGGGGCGGTGCTCTACACCACTCGCGAGGGGGCCTATCACGCGGCCTTCAACACAGCGCTGACGGATCAACAGCGTCGGGAGATGTACGACAACTATAGGCAAGAGAACGAACGCGACGAACTCGCCGAGGAGTCCGCATACGAAGGCCGCTGGAACCTGCCCGAAGACACGTCGGGCGACCGCCTGTCCAACGGGAAGCTGACGGCCCAAGGGATCAACCGCTACATCGCGACGGGGCAGATCTGGACGCAGACGAAGGAGGACATCGAGGGCAGGGCAATCCAACCCGCCCTCGTTGCGGGGGCGGAGAAAGGCCGCGACGTCACGATCAACACCGTTCTCGCCAAGGAAGGTTGGACGGGGCCTGATGGGAAAAAGAGCAATCCGGCCGTCACTCTCAACTCGCATGATGAGATCTCCGTAGAGGAAGCCCAGGAACACCTCAAAACCTTGGGCGTCGAGGGTACGGTCTATAAGTTAAAGCCGGCCAACTTCCCCACCCGGATGCGGATCAGGGTCAAGAACAACGAGGATCTGGCCGCGGTCGTCGAGGCGTTCGGTGGTGCGAGGCTGTCGCTTGACGACAAACCCTTCACGCTGACGCTGGGGACCAAGCCGGTCGCCGAACCGGCGGAGGAGGTTGCGGCCGCCGAAGCCGCCGCTGCACCCACCGAAGTAGACGCCCCGGTCCCTGGCCGACGCAAGATTCTCGTTTCCTGCACGGGTGGGAAGTGTCCCTTGGCCGAGGGCAGGGCCGTCGCTGCGGAGGATCTCTACACGGGCGACGCTGTTGCAGACGCCAAGGCGGCATCAGAGAGGTCCGGTGCCGAAATTGGAGTGATCCTGTCTGCCAAGCACGGGGTGCTGGACCCGAAGGAACAAGTCGCGACTTACGATGAGACGCTACCGACACGAGAGGGCGAGGCACTCAAGCTGGTGTCTGGGGATGAGCAGCTGCGCAAGTTCGTGGATCTCGTCAGGCGTGGCGGCATGCCCGAGGAAGTCTACCTGCACGGGAGCAAAATGTACCGGGTCCTGTTCAAGGACCTGGTCCAACGCGCCAAGGCTGCCGGGATGCTTCCAGAGTCGCTGCGTGTCGTAGAGCCGCAGGGTAAGGGTGGCAGGG